CCCGCGAACCCGGCCACCAGGGCGGAATACTTGATGCCGAGCACGCCGGCGGCGGTTGAGCTTGGGTCGGCCATCACTCCATTCCTTTCATGGCAGTGCATCCTTCGCTGCCCAGCAGGCGGCATACGTTGATTTGCGGTAATCGCCCACGGCGGCGGCCAGGGCGACGATCTGGGCCTCGTCCATCTGCACGTTCTGGTTGGCCTTGGTGCGGATGGTCTGGGTGCCGGTCAGCACGCCGACCTGGTAACCCATCACCAGCGCCAGCAGCTCGAGCAGGAAGGTGTTGTCGGAGTGATAGAGCACGCCACCGGCCAGCACCCCAGCCTCGAGGGCGCGGTCGCATTCCGCGTTTAGCGCTTCGATTTGTCGTGTTTTTGGGCCGCGCATGTCAGGTCTTGATGATGGTGTTGGCGATCAGGGTCGGCTGGGTGTTGTTGTGGGCGTTGCCCGAACCGGCCGACCCGGTAGCCTGCGCGGCGGTAACGCTAGGCACGGGAATATTCAGCGATCCGATGCCGTCCGCCGCAGAGGCCACAGCCGGCTTGTCATAGGTGTGCGTATGGCTCGGCATTTGCGCCGATGTCAGCGTATGAGTTTCCGTGCCGCCGGTGGCCCCCAGGGTCGTACCTGTAATCCCGCTGCCGCCCGACGTGATCCGGTTCGCCGCAGTGCCGCCCATGTTGTCCTTGCCGGCCAGCACCCGGCCGCGAGCGTCTGGCAGGTTGAAGGTGGTCGAGCCGTCACCGACGCCGAAAGTCGTGGAAATGGCGGTGAACAGGCTGGCGTAGGTGGTGCGACTCACCGCGCTGCCGTCGCACAGCAGCCAGCCGGCCGGCGCGCTGCTGCCGCCGTAGGCCACCAGGCTGCCGCTGGGCACGCCGCTCGACTTGCCGATGCTGATCCATGCGGTTCCGGTGCAGTAAAGAATCAACGACTCGCCGGCATTGATCGCCAGCGTTGCGCCGCCGTCAATGGTCTCGGACAAGTTCGGGTCGACGGTGATGACTCCCGTGCCACCGTTGCGGATCGCCAGCGTGAAGCCGTCGCCAGCCGTCGCTGCCGCGAGCAGGCCGAAGGTCCAGGTGCCGGAGCAATCGAAGGTCTTGCCCTTGTCGCCAGCCACGGCAGTGTAGGCCCCGGTCTTGGCGACGTATGAACTCAATGGCGCGCCGAGCGTGGCCAGGGCGGTGGCGGTGGCGCCATCCGTGCCGGCCAGCCCGGACAGGAAATCGCGCAAGGCCGTCATGGCGGACTTGAAGTCGCCTTCGGTGACGGCGGCGCCGGTAAAGGCAGAAGAGGCAGGAAGGGCGGTAGGCATATCAGGCGCTCCACATCAGGGTTGAAGAGGAGGCGTTCCACATCAGCGTGCTGCTGACGGCGCTCCACATGTAATCGGAATAGGCCGAGTAGGCGACCTGGACGAACGGGCCGGTGGTCAGGCCCACGGCGGCGATGCGGATCAGCGTGCCGTTGCCGTACACCGCCGGGATCGGGAAGTTGTTGCTGGTGGTCTCGCCGGCGCGGCTCCAGGTGTCGCCGTCGCTTGAGATGTCGATCACGTACGACTTCGCGCCAGGAGCGGCGGCCCAGCTCACCAGTGCGGTGCCGGCATCGCCGACGGCCGAGCTGACCGTCAGGCCCGTCACCACCGGCCGGGTGTAGAGGTTGACCAGGTTGGAATACTGCGCGGCCGGTGCGGTGACGCCAGTGTCGGCGGTATGCACCGAATCGTCTTCGTTGATGGCCTCGATCTCGACCTGGTAAAGGCCGGAGGGCCGCACGGCGACCACGCGCGCCGGCTGTCGCCAGGTCTCGCCCTTGCCGAACGCGAAGTAGGTGCGCTCCTCGGCGCCGCCGGTGTAGGGCGTGAAGTCGAGCAGGCCGGCGACGACGACCTCATAGGCCGTGCGGCCGGCGGTGCAGGCGTAGGGCCCGCTGATGCCGCCGTTGCGCGTGCGCAGGCCGATGTAGTGGGTGCCGCTGGCAAAGGTGACGGGCTCGGAGAGCGTCAGGCGAGTGAGTGTGCCGGTCCAGAATGTGACCGACCCGGTGACCGTTGGAATTTCGGTCGGCAGCGTCGCGCCCGCAGCCGGTCCGCCGATGATCTGCAGCGATGTGTTCGAATTCGCCGCGACGGCGATCACGGTCACCCGCCACCAGGCGGCGTCCCACGCTTCAATGGTGACCGAGATCGTGCCGCCGCCGGCGGTCGAGGCCGCGTATTCCGCCGTATCCGTCCGCATCAGAACGGTGGCCGTATTGACCCCGGCGCCGCCGTCGAAGCGCAGGCGGATCATGATGAAGCGCGACGACACGGCGTCCCGCTTGACAAACACCGTCCTGGAGACTGAAGCCCCGGCCGTGACCGTCTCGGCCGGGGATCGGAAGTTTTCCCAATTGACGACACTGTCGTCCGTAAATGCGCGGCTGGCCGTTGCACCGTCCGGCCCGGTGATGTCGGCCGCGGCGGTAGTCCCGGCGTCCAGCGTCCAGTCGGCGATCACCTGGCTGGCGCTGTGGATTTCCACCGCCGTGACCTCGCCGCTGGTGCCCCAGGCCGGCATGTCGTGGCTGATGGCGATCAGGTCGCCGAAGCTGGGAATGAAGCCTTCCATCTCGGTCGTGAAGCCGATCTTCTTGCGCCGGTAGCGATTCACCGCGGCCAGGTAAGTACCCTCGCGGCATGCCTGGTCGCGGCCGGTCACGCCGAACAGGTCGATCTTGAGCGGCACCAGGCTGGACGAATCGGGCAGTGCCGCCGCCACCCGGCGCGCCGACCAGACCTCACTGTCAAAGTAGGCGACATCGATCGCATCCGCCGTCTGCTCGGTTGGCATCAGGTAATCCACCGAGAAGCTGCCGCGCACGATGTTGCGCATGGAGAACAGCGCCACCGGCACGCTGGCGGCCTCATCGCGCGCGAAATGCACGATACCGCCCTGCAGGTAGGGCCGGGTGCGTACCGCCTGGCCGATTTTCTGCACGGCCTCCCAGAGTGTCAGCGTCGAATCGAAGCGGCCGTCGAAGGTATCGCCGCGGGCGGCATAGGTGGCGGCCAGCGTCACCAGTTGATCGATATCGATCCGGGCATCGACCAGCTTGCCGCCGTAATCGGCGCGCAAGGCATCGGCCATGGCCCAGGCGGGCGAGCGGGTCACCTGCGGCGCCGTCCAGCTTCCGCTGTCGTAGATCGGCAGCTTGCGGGTGACGATCACGTTGATCTTGCGGCTGCCGGCCGACGACAGGTTGTTGCTGGCGCGCATGCGCAGGGCGATCAGCGTCTGCCCGGCCCAGGTGCGGGTTTCCGGCAGGTAGGCGCGCAGGCCCGCCCAGTTGAGGTCGTCGGCATAGCGCGTGGTGCCGCCCGGCGAGCTGGTGCGCTTCAGCCGGACTTCATAGCGGCCGGACAGCCCGGTGTAACGGAAGCTGTAGCGCTGCGGGGTGTTGGTGGCGGCAGTCAGGGTCTCGGTGCCCAGCGCCACCCAGGAGCCGGTCGGCGAGCCACCGGAATCGACGGTGCGCGCCTCGGTGGTGAAGCTGACCGAAACCGACGACAGTCCGCCGGAGTCGTTGGCGTAGTACAGACCGCGCGGACAGACGACGTCGACGGCGATGGCATTGGCCGTGGTGCCGGCGGCGTTGGCGATGAAACCGCCCAACCAGGTGCTGGCCTCGGCCAACTGGCCGGAAACTTCCGGCGCGGTGACTACGTTGCTCGGGAACAGCGTCAGCGACTGGCCCGGGCCGAGGATCTCGTAGTCGATCTCTTCGAAGGACGAGATCGGCGTGTCTTCGATCCGGATGGATTCGACCTCGTACTCGCCCTGGCCGAGGCACAGCAACTGGTAAAGGTACTGCTCGTTGCCGGCGAACTCGGCATACGGCTGGGCGGCGAAGTCCGGGTAGCACATCATCCGGCCGTACTGCACCGGGATGGCGGCCTCGAGCCGCGCCATGTTGCCCTGGGCGTTGAGGCTGTACGTCGGACTGGCGGCCGACATGACGCCGGACATCTGCTGCGGTGACGGATTGGACGGCTGGCCGGCGAAGGCGCCGGAAATGATCGAATTGCCGACCATCGAAATCAGGCCGCCTACGATGCGGCCGAAGGTAATCTCACCGAAGGCGATGGTGCCGGCCAGCTCGGCGCCGAGCAGCGAGGTGGCCATCGGGCCAGAAACCGCCATCATGGCAAGTGACAGCACCAGCTGCAGCGGGTTCTTGCCGCCGCCGCCACCACCGCCCAGCGGCAGCACCACGAAGGCCACATGGTCGCCGTGCGCGACGCGGCGATGCCATTCGCGGCGCAGGATCACCCGCCCGTTGTGGTAGGCGATCACCGGCATTCGGGTGCGCGGCGCCAGGTTGCTGATCTTGCGCCGGCGACCGACCAGCCGCTGCTCGCGGCGGCCCGGGTTGAACGGATCACGCAGGCAGGTGACCAGAGCCCTCATGCGGCCACCTCGCGGCGGTAGAAGCGCAGGGTACGCCAGCCGGCCCGGTCCATTGCCGCACGGCCTGAAAACACCACGCCCGGGCCCTTTTCGCAATGGAGCACGCCGCCGCCGTCGACCTCGAGCCAGATGCCGACATGGCTCGGATGCTGCCAGTGCGCCATCAGCACAGCGTCGCCTTCGCGCGGCTCGGCGACTTCGTACCATTGCACGCGCTCGGGGTTGTCGCGGAAGGCTTGCGCCACGGCGAGCATGTTCTCTGTATCGACGCCGATCACCGGCACCTCGACGCCGAACTGCTCGGCCCAGACGCGCCGGCAGAAGGCCCAGCAGTCGTTCGACTGCGCGACCCACGGTTCGCCGATGTAGGAAGCGGCCCAGTGCGTCATTGCAGCGTCAATCCAGGGAAGGTTTCGGCGGTGTATTCCTCCGACGGGAATCGCTTGTTCACGATGTCGGCAAAACCGGCCACGGCGCGGATGCGCATCGGGTTGGCGCTGATCGAGAAAATGGTCAGCGACAGCGGCGGATCGTTCTGCGGCGCGGTGAGGTCGCTGGACAGGTAGGCGCGGTAGCTGCACTCGAGCAAGCTGGTGCTGCTCATGGCCTGCTCGATGTTGGCCAGGATCTCGCGGCTTACGTTGTCGATCTCGATGATCATCTGCGGCGAGCCGCCGGCGCTCACCTCGGGCGGCACCAGGTCGAAGGCGTAGCCGGTGAAGGTGACCTCGGTCGACGGATCGACCGGCGCCGTGGCTTCCAGCGTGGCGTCCAGATCGACCCGATCGCGCACCACGCGGATCGGCGTGACGAAGCTGCTGTGCCGGATCTCCAGCGTGTGGTAGATCACCACATCCGCCGGCGCGCTGGCATACGCCTCGCGGATCGCCTCGGCCAGGGTAGAGTCGGCCATTTAGCGAACCTCGAGTTGGGCGGTGACCGACCATTTCGCATGGTCCGCCAACACCGCCTGGTAGTCGTCGATGAACCGGGCTTCCTGCGAAGTGGCTCCCGTGCCACCCACCCACAGGCTGATGTAGAACCAGGCACTGCCGCCAGCCGCCTCGGTGTCGGATTCGAACCAGGTGCGGAAAGCGGCGAACTCGGCATCGGTCATCAACCAGGACGCCGCCACCCGGTCGTTGCGGGAATAGCTGCGCCGGCGCGAACGGGCGGCGCCGGACTCCATGTTGGTGCGCAGCGATTGCGGCGCCGGCTGGAGCTGGTAGCCTGACAGCTTGGGCGCCGGAAGGGTGGTGGGCCAGGTAGCCATCAGTAACCTCCCGCCGCGCGGTTGAGGCCGTAGGTGCCCGCCAGCGCCGCCGGGATCGGCCCGGCGCCGCGCGTGATGTCGCCGGCCACCGCGGCGCGGATGCGATCGACAAAGACATCGAGCACCAATGCCCCGCCCTGCTCCTGCCTGCTCTGCGTCTGGCCGGCGCGGCTGCTGTCTTCGATGATGTTGACCGTCACGCCGCCACCGCCGGCGGCCTGCACGCCGAGCTTGCCATTCGATCCGCGCTGCAGCGGCAGGATCGCCTCGGCGCCGGCTTCACCCATCAGGCCGATGCCCTTGGCGAAGGGAAACAGGGTCGGGCGCGATACCACCGAGCCGGAATAGGCGCTGATGCCCGGGCCCGACATCACGCCGCCAGCGGCGAGTTGTACGCCAGCCGCGGATGAACTGCCGAACATGTTGCCGACGGCCGATGTCAGCCAGCTGCTGGCGCTCTTGGTGATCGGGTCGAGCACCTGCTTGGCCTGCAGCCGAACGATGTCCTTCAGCATGGAATTCACCAGGTCGCCGAAGCTGGCCTTGCCGTCCACCACAAAGTCGGCGAAGGTGTCGGCGGCCTTGTTTCCCCACGATTCGACGGCGTTGGCGAGATCGGCGAAGGCATTCTTGCCGGCATCCTTGACTTCGTTGAGCTTGGCGATCTCTGAATCCATGGCATCGTTGACGCGCCAGGCCGCCTCCAGTGCCTGGGCAGCGTCGAGGCCGCCGGCATCGCGCCCAAGCTGCTTGAGCTTTTCGATCTCGTCGAGCTGCTCGCGGTACTTCTGCAGCGGATCAGCCAGGTTGATGTATTTCTGTTTTAGACGCTCCAGCGCCTCGGCCTCGGCCTGTGCTGCCTTGTCTGCCGTATCAAATCCAGCTCGGGTACGCTTACGCTGGGCCTCCTCGACCGCATAAAAAAAATCACCTTCCGGATCGAACGGCCTCCCGGCCTTTTTCGCAGAACCCGAAGTTCCGCCCTTGTTGCGCAAAGCCGCCGCTGCCGCCATAGCTTCCGCCACACTCATAGTCGAGGAATTGTCTCGGCGCAGGTCTCTCGCGTCTCGGTAATCTCCGAGCTTGGCGGCGTTAGCCATGACTTCCTGGCGCTGCATGAAATCCAGGTATTGCTTGCGACGATTCATGATTCCGATGTTTTTTTCCACACCCGACAAGTCGACCGATCCGCCGTCAGACATGTTTTGCGCCACTCCGCGCGCCATCTCGTCATGCAGCGCCTTAAGCGCTTCGCGTGTCTCGTCAAGTTTTTGCGGCAGCTCCCCGGGGGCCAAAAGAACCCCGAATTCCCATATTGCCGATGTCCATCCTCCGGCGATCCTGATTCCCTCGTTCAACTGCTCGGCGAACTTGGTAAGCGATGGAACAACCTGCACCGCGAGATTGATGCCGGCCACCTTGGACTGCAATGCCAGCTCGGCCATCTGATCGTTAAACTTATCGGCCATGGGCGCTAGCGCCGCCATGCGCTCGCCGTATTCCCGCGCCTTTTCCGATGCGTCTCCCAAACCTTTCGACCCGAGGTTCAGCATCGGAATCATGTCCATGCCGCTCTTGCCGAACAACTCGACTGCCAGCGCGGTCTTCTCCACGCCATCCGGCATGGCTGAAAAAATGTCCGAAAGTTGGATCAGGGCGCCGTTGGCATCAGTCGCAGTAATTCCGGCTTTTTTCAAGGCGTCGCCGTTCTCGACCATGTACTTCGAGAGGCCCTTCACGCCCTTGGCCACGGAGTCGATACTGGTGCCAGACTGGTCTGCCGCGAGCTTCCATGTCGCCAGATCGCGCACATTGATGCCGACCCGCTGCGACAAGTCGTTCATCTGGTCGCCCAGGTCAATGGTTGATTTGATACTAGCCGCCAGGCCGCCGACCGTGATGCCGGCGCCCAGCACACCGGAGAGCGCGGAAAAAGAAGCGGTAAATTTTTCCAGCCCGGCCTTCGCCGTGGCAAAAGCCGCCGCCGTCTTGTCTTCCGCGGTAATGACGATCTGGGTGTTACTGGTAGCCATCAGCTGCTCCGGTTATAAAAGTCCCTGATCGCTGCAAGACCCGTGACAAATGCCTCGACATCCACTACGCCCAGGATCTCGGCCACGATCGGAATCGCCTGCCACTCCATACCATCCATCAAACACCATGCTTTCCAGGGAAGGATGGCCGGGCATTCACCTGCTCCACCCGGAAGCCGTGCCGACTCCAGCCACGCGGTCAGCTTTTTTTTTCGTTCTTCAACTGATCCTGGTAGGCTACAAACGCCTCAAATACCTTGCTTGCCACCGGGCCCAGAATGTCGATGCGATCCGACAACCACTCACTGCAGACGTCTGCGGTAAATGCCAGAGGATGTGGATCGCCGCCAGGAATGACGTCCATCTCACGCACACCTTCCCAACCGATGACAAATGGCAGGACGGCACGCCCGCACATGGATGTCGACATCTCCGACATCTCCAGCGCCGTCGGCCGGCGGATGGCGAAGGTGAAGCCACCGGCTTCGACCTTCGTTTCCCGCGCCTTGCGGATCTTCTCGACCAGACTCATCGCTTAGGCCGAGTAGTAGGTCGGCGTGCCTTCGCAGGTGATCACGGCGGACGTGGTCACCTTGTCCTGCGCGCTGCCCTGCGGTGCGCCGGCGAAGCCGACATAGCCGGAGAAAACCATGATCTTTCCGCCGGTGCCGAAGGTGAACTTGAAGGCGCGCTTGGCCTGGGCGTCCGAGGCCGACTTCATGGCTGACTGGCCGGCGTCGGTCGGGTCCCAGAGGTTGTCGAAGGTCGCCGACAGTGGATCGGGCAGGCCGGGGATCTGGCTCTTCTGGTTGCCGTGGATCGTCGTGGTATCGATCATGGCAAAGTTGCCGCCGGACACGTTCATGCTGGTGGCCGTGGTAATCGAAGTGCCGAAGGTGATCTTGTAGGCATTGCCCGAGCTGAAGGTGTCGAAACTCGAGGTGCTGATGCCGGTCCCGCTGGAAACGTCTTCCAGGTTGAAGGTGTTGGTGGCCACGGTACAGACGCGGAACACGCGGCCGTTGAGCTGCCACATGCCCTGCACGTCCATGTAGACGTAGTCTCCGTTCGAAAGACCGTGCGAGGTCGATGTGCAGACGCCGGGCGCCGCCTTGGTGATGCCGGTTATCGGCAACGCCGACCCGAGCGCCGATTGCATTGCAATCGACACGTTCGTCCATTTTGTAGTTGCCATCTTGCTGCTCCTTTCAAGGCGCCTCTCGGCGTTGTTGATTCGAGATCCGCCCGGCGCTTCTCAGCGTTGGGGCGGGGTGGTGCGTTAACTCAGGACATCCGGCGCATTCGCTGCAGCCGTGAAGGGGACGGAAAACTGCAGCCGCTTGATGCCGACGGGCTTGTCTGCCTGCTCGTCGTCGAAACTCATGCCGGTATAGGTGAAGTCGAGGCGGCGCCCGCTGAGGGTGATCCCGTTCGAGAGCGCCACCTCGACCTCTTTGCTTATCTGGTCCAGCGTGTCATCAAGCGCGCTGGTCGCCTTGCACACGGCCGCCACCGTCAGCCGTAGTTCCCGCTCATAAATTGGGTTGGTGTGGAACGTGGCCGGGGTGGCGGTTTCTTCGTCGAGCGTGACCAGCAGGGTCGGGCTCAAGGCATCCGGCAGCGGCTGCAGGCGGTTGGCGTACACGCGCGGGCCGGTGGTGGTGAGGCCGGTCAGCGCGGTGACGATGGCGTCGCGGATCTGCTTGTGCAGGTGGTTGGCCATGGGTCAGGCTTCCTGCAATCGCAGCAGCACCATGCCGGTGCCGTCCGGCTCGACGCCGGTGATGGTGTAAGAAGTGCCGGCCACGGTGATGCTGCTACCCTGGCTGGCCGAAGCCGCGTCGGACGCGGGCAGGAGAAGAA